GCAAAGCTGTATAAAGAAGGGAAAAGAGTCCCTAAGTCTCTACTAGCAGAGAGAATGAGGTTAGGAAAAAGTGGCTCATCGAAAAAGCGTAAAAAGTAAACTAAAAAGATATGGATTGAAAGGAGTCAACAAACCAAAGCGTACTCCTCGCCATCCAAAAAAGTCGCATATTGTGTTAGCACAAGTTGGACACAAAACAAAACTAATTCGTTTCGGCCAGCAGGGAGCTAAAACGGCAGGGAAGCCGAAGGCCGGAGAGTCGAAAGCTATGAAACGTAAACGTGCATCTTTCAAAGCAAGACATGCAAAGAATATAGCTAAAGGCAAAATGTCAGCGGCTTATTGGGCGGATAAAGTAAAATGGTAGATACAGTAGATTTTATGGTTGCAGCAGGCTTAAATGGATCTGCATACCACACTCCAATTAATAAATTTGGATATAATACAGCAGTTGGAACCAGTTTTAAAGAAATCACAGATTTAGGAACTTTTAATCTTCCGTCAACAGCTGCAGCCGTTTCTCTTGTATCTTCTTCAGGAAATGATACCTCTGACGGAACAGGAGCACGTACTGTTGAAATACAAGGTCTCGATGCAAATTATGTAGAACAAACAGCAACTGTAACAATGGATGGAACAGATGCTGTAACTACGGGGTCTACAACTTTTATTCGAGTATTCCGCATGAAAGTTGTGACAGCAGGCGATAATCAAACAAATGTCGGAAACATTACTGCATCTATTGGAGGTTCAGATGTTGCACAAATTAAGGCAGACAATGGACAAACTCTTATGGCTGTTTATACTGTTCCTGCAAACAAAGTTGCTTACTTAATAAAGTTTCAAGCCTCTATCTCAAAAAATCAAGAGGCAACAATACAGTTTAGAACAAAAGGAATCAATGATAATGGCGTATGGCAAGTAAAAGGCCAGTTCGGAACATTTGCAAATACAATCGAGTACAATTATGCAGTGCCTTTGGTAATTACTGAAAAAACAGATATTGAATTTCGTGCAAAGGCAGGAGCTACTTCAGAGATGGGAGTAGTCTTTGATTTGGTGTTAAATGGATAATAAAGAGATATTTCACCCCGCAGATACAAACGGTGACGGAAAAGTTACTGAAACAGAACAAGAAATGTATTTAGAGTTCCGCAGAAAGGAATTAGAGGATCAAGACGCACAGCGCGATGCGATGAGAAAGATGACTTGGTTTTCACTTTGGGGCATGTTGTTTTACCCTTTTGGTATTTTTTGTACTTCACTTTTTGGCTTAGACAGCGCGGCAAAGATTATTGGAGACATCGCTCCCACATACTTTGTAGCTATCGCAGCCCTGGTCTCCGCATTTTTCGGAGCTAATGCATATGCAGGAAAGAAAAAATGATCGAACTAATAACAACTTTTTGGCAGTGGTCTATACTGATAGCAGTAATTATACTTAGCTACTTAGTAAACAAACTTGATAAACCAGACTTGAAGCGTATTGATTTTGAATATATCAATATGCCAAAAATGCAACCAGTACCCATAGATACAGCGAGCAAAGGTTTCTGGGGTGCTATTTGGATGTGGCTTACGGGTGTACGCCATTGGGTAATTACAGAAGATTTTCACTACTCTATAGGCGGTCAAGGTTATAAAATACCCGCAGGGTTTCAGTTCGACGGAGCATCTGTTCCCAAGTTTCTGGCAACTTTTCTATCGCCTGTAGGAGTATTACTAATGGGTGGCTTGGTTCATGACTACGGTTATAAATATGCCACACTGATGAAGAAAGACGGTAGCAACATTGGTTATCATGACCAAAAATACATGGATGGTCTTTTTCGAGACATCTGTATCGAAGTGAACGGGTTTTATGCCCTCAACTACCTCGCATACTGGGCACTGCGTTTAGCAGGCTTTGTAGCTTGGAACGGTCACAAAAAGAGAGGTACTCATGTTAAATGATCTGAAAGAGAAAAAAGATGCGTTAATACTTATAGGTCTTTCCGTAGCAGTATTACTGTTTGGAAACTTACTAGCCTGGGCTGGGTTAGCTTGGGGAGTTTGGTCACTAATAAAACAAGAAGATTAAAATATGGCAGTTGAAATAAGTCGTAGAGATATACTCTCTGACGAAATAGTAGAATTAAAATCTGAGACAAAGTTCATAAAACTTCCGATAGCTCCATACTTGGAGCTATTGAATGTCACTCCATTACCTTCGCAGATGGCAATCATCAATGCGATTAATAATCCAAAATATAGGTTTGTCTCCGCCGCAGTATCAAGGCGACAAGGGAAAACCTACATTGCAAATATCATTGGACAGCTCGTGTCTCTAGTACCAAACACGAACATCCTGATCATGTCACCTAACTACGCTTTGTCTCAGATTTCTTTTGATTTGCAACGACAGTTGATAAAACATTTCGATTTGGAAGTCACAAAAGATAATGCAAAAGACAAAGTGATTGAAATTTCGAATGGATCTACTGTTAGGATGGGCTCGATCAATCAGGTTGATTCATGTGTCGGTCGTTCTTACGATCTTATCATTTTTGATGAAGCAGCCCTGGCTGATGGTAAGGATGCTTTCAATGTTGCACTTAGACCGACACTTGATAAAGATAACTCAAAAGCGATCTTTATTTCCACACCTCGGGGTCGCAACAACTGGTTCTCTGAGTTCTTTCATAGAGGATTCTCAGACGAGTTTCCAGAATGGTGTAGCATACGAGCAACTTACAAAGACAATCCAAGAATGAGTGAGTCAGATATTTTAGAAGCTCGCAAGTCAATGTCAGAAGCAGAGTTTCGACAAGAGTACGAAGCTGATTTTAATACTTATGAAGGTCAGATCTGGAAGTTTAACTTTGAAGAAAACGTAAAAGATTTGAGTAACTTTGAAACAAAACGAATGGACGTCTTCGCAGGGTTAGACGTTGGTTACAAAGATCCTACAGCGATGTGTGTAATTGCATACGACTGGGATGAAAATAAATACTACTTAGTGGATGAATATTTTAATGCAGAAAGAACAACTGAGCAACATGCTACCGAAATCAAGAAACTCATTGATCGCTGGGATATTGATTTCGTTTATATTGATTCAGCAGCTCAGCAAACACGGTACGATTTCGCGCAAAACTACGACATTTCCACCATCAACGCGAAGAAGTCTGTTCTTGACGGAATTGGACATGTATCAGGAGTTATCGAGAACGACAACCTCTTTGTTGATCAAGAATGCAAAGAGTCCCTTTCCTGCCTTGACGCATATCAATGGGATCCAAACCCGAACTTAATGAAGGAAAAACCGAAGCACAACATGGCATCGCACATGGCAGATGCACTTCGTTATGCTTTGTACTCGTTTGAAACCTCGCAGATCTCCTTCTAGCGATACCTACTCAAAAATAGTTATTGACAAGTTAGCTCAAACTCGATATAATTCTTTAGATAAAAATGAAGGAGCCAAAGGAAAATGCCTAAGTTAAAACGTGATTATGTAAAGTATGTACGAGATAAGGCAAAATCCAAGTATGCAAAGGGCTCTTGTTGCGAGATCTGTGGTGAAACAGAACAACTAGACTTTCACCACTACTACAGTTTAACCCCTTTGTTGAACCAGTGGCTTAAAAAGAACAAACACAATCCTGAGTACATACAAGCACTCCGGGATGATTTTATAGAAGAACATCATGCTGAGTTATATGACTATACTGTCACATTATGTCATACTCACCATTTAAAACTTCACTCCATTTACGGTAAAGACCCAGGACTAGGAACTGCTAAAAAGCAGATGCGGTGGGTAGAGATTCAAAGAGAAAAACATAATGGCATGGTATGATAGAATAATTGGAAGAAAGCCTGCGGAGTCTGAGGAAGAGAAACTCAATCCGATTCAGCAGTACGTCCAAGAGATAGCGGGCAGTCGAGAAGAGACAAGCAACTACGAAAAATTCTACGAAGAACTCGAAATCGTAAATCGCGGTGTAAACATGATTGTAGACGATGTTTCACAAATCGCAGTACGAGTAGACGGGCCAACGAAAGGTCGTAGTATTATAAAAGGAATCAAGCGTTCAAAAGTAGACTTGCTTTTGAATACTGAACCAAACCCTTTCCAAGATGTTAGCACTTTCAAAAGAAATCTAATTACAGACTATTTGCTAGATGGTAATATCTTTATTTACTACGATGGAGCGCACCTATATCATTTGCCAGCAGATAACGTGCAAATTCATGGTGACTCAAAAACTTACATTGAGAAGTATACCTACAATGATGTAGACTATGCGCCCAGTGAAATTATTCATGTTAAAGAAAACTCTTTTCACAGCGTGTATCGAGGTGTTTCTAGACTAAAGCCTGCTGTTCGCACAATGCATCTTATCAAGAGTATGCGCGACTTTCAGGATAACTTTTTTGAGAATGGTGCAGTACCTGGTTTGGTACTTAAATCACCAAACACTTTATCAGACAAAATTAAAGAGCGTATGCTTGCATCTTGGCAGGCTCGCTACAAGCCAGATACAGGAGGTCGCAGACCTTTAATACTTGATGGCGGTATAGAACTTGATAAAATCTCTAATGTAAACTTTAGAGATCTTGACTTTCAGACTTCTATTATGGAGAATGAAAAGATTATCACAAAAGCACTTGGTATTCCGTACCTGCTTTTTGACTCTGGTAACAATGCAAACATTCGACCAAACATGAGATTGTACTACTTGGAGACTGTTCTTCCAATTCAGAGAAAGCTAAACGTAGCACTTGAAAGATACTTTGGCTTTGAGATCAAAGAAGATACTACAGAGATTCCAGCACTGCAACCTGAGCTACGAGACTCAGCTGCTTACTACACCTCACTAGTGAATGGCGGTATCATTACACCAGGAGAGGCAAGAGATCGTTTAGGCTTTGACGAGCTTGACGGCACACAAGACATTCGCGTTCCTGCTAACATTGCAGGTTCTGCAGCAAATCCAACTGAAGGAGGGAGACCCTCCGAGGAGCAAGAAGATTGAGAACATATAAAGTAAAAGAAAAGTATTTGAAAGATGCAGCGATGTGGTTTGCAGAGATAGGAGAAATACCAAATACTTATGCAAAAGTTCTTA